TGGATTTGCCAGAATTGGCTGAATAACAATTTAGCCTCGTTTTTAACGGGGCTAATTATTTAGTTGGAAGGCGGGGGAGTTTTGAAAGATGATACTGCACAAGATGTTATTGAGCGCTTAGTGCGCATTGAAACAAAACTTGATAATTACGAGGCATTGAGAGAGAAGGCGGATGCTGCGAAAGATGTGGCGGATCACGCATATTCTATTGCACTCAACAATGCTGATGACATCAAAGAAATTAAAGCAAATAATAAATGGTCATGGGGTTACATGATCGGTTTAGGTATTACTATATTAGGCTATTTCTTAACGAAATTATAGGGGGGTTTGAAATGATTTTACCGGACAAGTATTACCAAATTATTAAATGGGCGGTTCTCACAGTGTTGCCAGCTGCATCTGTTTTAGTTGGCACACTTGGAAAGGCATACGGTTGGGGTGGCGCGGATATGACTGTGCTAACAATTAATGCTGTAGCTACTTTTTTAGGAGTAGTTACAGGTGTCTCAGCATACAATTCGAAAAAATAGGAGGAATCACATGAAAAAGAAAATTACGTTACTGAGCCTTTTACTGGCTCTTTTTTTATTGCCTATTAATGGGTTTGCTTACACGATCAATAACGAGTTCAATTTAGGGGCGAATGAAGGCAGTCCAATTAGAGCAAATCCAAATTATATTGTGGCGCACGATACTGCAAATCCTAGCGCAACAGGACGTAACGAAGCTACCTTTATGAAGCGCAATTGGATGAATGCCTACACTAGCTATATTGTTGGTGACGGTATTGTCTACCAAGTTGGTGAACCCGGCTATGTGCAATACGGAGGCGGCTCTTATGCCAATGCGAATTCGCCAGTACAAATTGAATTGCAAGCAACGCCCAATCCAGCGCTCTTTAAACAGAACTATAAAGTTTACATTGAATTAATTCGTGACAGTGCGAAACGGTTTAATATTCCTCTTACTGTAGACAGTCCAGTAGGCGGCAAAGGGGTCATCAGTCACCAATACATTTCTACGAATTGGTGGGGCGATCATACGGACCCGTATGGCTACTTAGCAAGTCACGGTGTCTCACAAGCGCAATTTGCACATGATGTGAAGTATGGTTTTGAATCAAACGAGAACAAACCTGCACCGACTCCAAGCAAACCTGTAGATCCAACTACCGCAGGATCAGGATATTCTGTAATGAACGATGGCAAAGGAAACCATGCTCATGTTGATCAATGGGGGAGAATCGGGAACACCTTGAAGGCGCGTGGGTGGCATATCGCTAATTACAAGTATCAATATGTATTTATTATTGATCGGACAACTGGCAAAGAATTGGCACGCCAGAAAGCACCTGTAGTAGCAAGACCAGATGTGAATGCTGCTTATCGGACGACTGGGAATGTCGGTTATGATGTGAATTTCAATGCTAAGCATTTTAGTGGTAAGTCAGTCATTGTGATGACACGTGCTACAAATGACGCTAAAGGTGATGTAAGTGGAGGTCATCAAGACTTCTACGAAACACGTTGGTATCACGATATTAAGTGACATTAAAAAAGAGTTTAGACGAGAATGCGCTTGCAAGATATTAACAAAAGAGCTGGTTTCGACGTGGGTTCGGGACCGGTGTGGTGCATGTCGAGCTTGAGTGACGCTCGTAAATCTCCATTCAAAAAAACTAACTGCAAACGACGAACGTTTCGCACTCGCCGCTTAAATCCGGTGAGCCTTGCAACAGCACGCTGATGGGCTGGGCAAGGGGGTAGCAATACCTCCCGGCTGCAAGGGAATTCACATCAGCTGGCTGCGTGCTGGGCTTCTTAGTACGTGGCAAGATCCAAGGAAGCTGGCATCCCGGGTAGCGTGCGCCTGCGCGACTCGGGAGGCGAGATTTAAAACAGAATGTGATACCCGGCAGGGGTTGCGGTGTGGGTGTTGTGGGGTCATTCTGTCCATTCACTGCCGTGGGTGGGGGGTGAGGTGCAGGCGTATAGGCGAAGCGGTTTGAAGGCCGTGCCGACTTTGTCGCAACGTTATTGTTCAAAAATAAATTCACCAAAGACCAAAAAGAAGCTGGTTTAACAAACATCGTCATGGGGCTATCCTTCGTCACAGAAGGTGCGATCCCATTTGCAGCAGCAGA